TTCCTTTTTCATCCCATCTATGGAGAGTTTTACTTGTAACATTGTAGTATTTTTCTGCTTTTTTTTGTGTAACGTAAGACATTTTATATTCATTACATAATATATATTGTGTAATATTTAAGTGATTATAGTAAAAATGTCCAGAATTGTCTAGGATTTTCTAAACAGTTATCATTTTTTAAATAAATAATTTAATCTTTTGTTTCTTAATTCTTCATTAGTCATTGATTTATATACACTATCGCCGGAAAAATTATTTAACGAATATTTTACTTGATCAAGACCAGCTATTTTTTTCCATTGATCATTTGTAATATTATACAAAGATTTATAAGCTACTGTCTTATCTTTTTCAGTCTTTTTGCCGATATGTGTTATATAATCGGCATTTGTAATAACAATGTGTTTTACAAATGGACCGGACTTTAACACTTGTGCATAAAATGTACTCAATTGCTTCCAACTTATACAACATTTTCTACCTTTTACTCTTTTTCGATATTTGGCTTGTATAGCATAATAATTGCTATCTTTATCTTGGGCTATCAAATCGATACCATAATCGTTTTTCGTTAAATTCAATTTCTTTTTTTCTTCAATAGGAAAGTCCTTGTATAACCAAACGTTTGGTAAATTACAACATATATTTAAATATTTATAACAAAAATGTTCAAATATATCTCCTTTTAATTTTTTCCTATCATACTTTTTTAATTCTGATAAACTATGAAACGGTTGCTCTGAATATGTCTCACATATATTTATAAATTCTTCAAATATATTTTTATCATTAAAAAGAATTTTTGATAATTCTTTTTCAATATGATCAATAACTTCGATGTTCATTTTTCATTATTCTTCCAGCAAAAATAAGCATTTGATCGTCGACAAGAAATCCATGTGTTTTTTCAATTAATTGTTTCATGTCAAAAACAGTCATTACATTCATGTCAATATCGTCGAATGAATGTATATGATTGTCAAGTGTTTTCACGTATAAAAGCATTTTAATAGATTATATTGTTAAAATATACCAAATAATGTTTTGGTATATTATTTCATATATATAATTACTAGTTATTTAATTGATCAATTTTTTTTATAAAAAATATTATTCCATGCGTGCAAAATAATAATATGTTTTCGTATTGCGTTATTAAATTTGACATGTACAAATTCTCTTCTTATTTTTTCTTTTATTAATACTTGTCTAACTTCCCATTCCCACTGATATACGGGAATTTCATTTCCATGACCATTCCATACAGATTTCGATAAACGACTTCCTGGTGAAACTAAAACGATAGAATTTAAATCTTTATCAAAAAAAGCTGCTTTATTTAATCCACTATCGTCTTCACTATTTGAAAACATTTTGACCATTGATTTAATAAGTGCGCCCTGAAACAAGGATTGAACCATATTATTAATTTGTGGTGGAAGTTTATCGTTACCATTTCCATTTTTTAGTTTAACTGATCTCCTGTTAACTTTCAAATTATTATCGTTATCGCAATTACCATCACTATCATCAGATAATGACGAAGTTAACATAATATTTCCCCGACAAGACTTTTTATTTTTAATATGGCGATTTAACGTATATTTTCTTACAAATGTTTTACCACATTGTTTACATTCTAATCTATTATTTGAATTATTTTTCGATTTATTATTTTTATCAAATCCTCTATCACTGCCGATCATATTATACACGTCCGCGTCACAACCAAACATAGTATGAATGTGACATGCCCTTTTATTATCAAATTCCTTGTTACATACATCACAATTGTAAGACATAATATATCAATGTCTATATTACTTTATATACATTGATATATTATTTTTAGTTATTTAACGAAATATTTAGATATCAATTATTAAATTATGAACAAACATTAATCTGTCATATTTTTTGTCAACTAAAGTTTTTCTTCGTTTTTTTCTCTTTATTACTTTTCTTCTATTTTTAAAATATTTCAGTCTTTTTGATCGTTGATCATTATCATCTCGAGATAAATATTCTATTTTATTTTTAGTCAACAATGGTATATCGTGCCCATCATACAATGTCATCAATATTTGTTTTTCTGATTTATTTCGTATATCTTTGTTGTTATGTTCTTTCAAAAAATTCCCCAAATGTCTTCTCGTTATTTCGCTAAGTTGATTTTTATTTCTTTCATAATAATCTAATAATAAATGAAAATTTGTGCCATATGCTTCACCAATAGCTTGGTCTATAAGCATAGTTTTCCATTTACCATCAAAAACTTTAGCATAACCACTTGTTAAACTAGTAACCAATAAATTATGATTTTCTGGTACTTTTGGATCTAAATGAATATATGATAAAAGTTCGGACATAGCATTGTAATATCTGGAACATATTCTGTTCATTATATTATCATCCAAATGATTCAATTTTTCCTCACCAAAATTTAGAAGTTGAATTTTATTATTAACGTTAAATGTATTGTTACTATTTACGTTATTTTGAGTCGTATTATTAGTGGTATTTGTATTAAATGATTGACCCTTAAGGTTCAAATTTGGGCATCTTCCGTTAAGGTGCCGGACTAAACTAAAATTTTTAGTAAATGTCCGAAAACAAAGCTCACAAATAATTTTTTTCCCTTTGGAGCACTCCGGTGCACTTTTGGAGCGTTTTATTATTTTATTTTTTATCACACATTGCGTATTTTTATGTATATGTCGGTTATAATTATACTTTCTACTAAATACTTTACGGCATCTTGGACATGTAAAATCCATATTAAAAAATACGCTGTCTTATATATATTATTTCTATATATTAATACGAAAAAATTTACTCAAAAAATGAGCAAGAAAAAATGCTTTTTGTGTTATATGCGACAAATGTATTGCATATTATTGCTCATTTGATCTTCTCCAACAGTGTGCACACTATTTGGAATTGGATATATATATATATATTTTGATTTTTTTTACTCATTTTTGCACCGAATTTATGAGCAAAATATAGAATTTTTTTGGTTTCCGACAGAAATACGATAAAATGAATTATGACCACATTAAGACGATAAATTGTTATAAAAAAATTCGTTTATCGTCCTTTATGATCTAGGTGAGTAATATTGAATTTGTTCGTTTTGGTGCCAATTTTACTCATTTTTTTTTCATGATTTTTTGTGCATATAACTACATATTGCCGAATATATATAAAATAATAATATACATATATATGTTAAACTACAATTTAAGTATGGATAAAAACACGAATCATATATATATAATGATATGTCTAGGATATATGAAAAAAAAATGAGCAACACTTTTTGCATTTTTTGTCTCTTGAATTAGCAATCGGTTATACTTAAATTACCAAAACTCGAGCTCCTCCGAAATTAGCTGTGCGAATTTGTGCGCAAAATTGAGTAAAATCGGGTATTAAATTTGTCTCTATTGATACTTGGCCGGAGCAAATTCATAAAACGAACACCTAAACTCTCTCTTGAACTAACTGAAATTATATCAGTTTTATAATTATAAAAATAAAACTTAAAAAACTTTCGAAAATCCAGATAAAAGTGTGCAAATGTTATTTTTGCCATAAAATTGTATTATTTATTTTTTTATAATTTTGTATTTTTGGAACATGCTATACTTTTGTATTTTTTGTAATAATTTTTTTCTGGTTTTTTTGGTTAAAAAGACGATTTTTTTGGATTTTTTTGATAAATAAAATAAATTTTTTATGATATATATTTTGGTGGAGGAGGGGCAGACGGTTGGATATACTGATCATATTGAGGTATTGGCATTACTTGTGCAATTGGTACATTAGAGTAAACCGAAAATGCAGACTGAACTGGTACAGCGGATGCAATATGTATAGTACATGGATCAGTATATTGTTGTATATATGATGGGTTATACGATGGGTTATACGGTTGAACATTACTTGGAATACCTTTACTAAAACTTCTGACATATAAGTCTAATTTTGTTGATTTTTGTTCATTTAGTATAGGCTTAATTTTTTTTAGAAAAGACAATATGTTCATATTACTTATATTTAATTTACGTACTGTTCTAAAACATGTACTCGATTGTTCATATAATCTATATGTACCATCACGAGAATATCCAGTAATCAATTTATTTTTTAATTCGTCAAAAAAACATATTAAATTATCATCAGACTTTACCGAATAATTGACTAATTCTGGGTAACGTTTTCGTATAAAAATCCATATATCAGAGTCATCTGATAAAATACAATATAACCATGCCCAAAAAAGAAATGGAAGACCCTTTACATTTTTTTTAAATACATTTGGAGGAATTGACATATAACCATCTAAATCATTTATATATATAGCCTTTTTTAATACCGACAAATAATAATCTAAATCATCTACATTTGTTTGTTTACTACCACATGAACCCATTGTTGATATGTTATGTTATATATTTAATATTTTAAATTGATTTTTATTTCTTTTTCAATTTTTTTATTATTATAAATAAATTATACCATTTTTTCTGGTGGACCATTCATTATAATACTCAATGCACTTTGTATTCTACTAATTACGTCGTTGGTACATGAAATAGTTTCATTTGCTTTAGAAAGTTTTTTCTCGAGTTCTTCTATTTCTGCCTTATGATCTCCGACTTCGGAAAGGGAAATGATATCTTTTTGCAGAGATTGTAGAATCACATTAATATCTATCATCTCTTCAAAAGTAGATGTCGAGATTTTTTCATTCAATTCATTCATTTGTTTAATAATAGCATCTTTCTTTTCTTGTTTGGTTGTTCCTTCGATTTCAGCTTGTTTTACTCGCAATTCGTCTAATTTGGGAGAGATATCTTCAGTTACTTTTGTGTTTTCTTCAACAGTGCAATTCAAATTAGATAATTGGTTTAATACAACATTCTCAAGAGTCAATTCCTTCATCAAATCATTTTTGACGTTATCTACAATATCCCCCATTGCATCATTAATAGCATTATCAATTGTATCGTTAATGTATTCTTTTAATTTAACATTTAAATCTTCGTCTTCTTTAACGGCCTCATCGTCGGCTTCATCAACTGCTTCATCATTAGAATTTTCTTGTGAAATTTCTAATTTAATATTTTTTGGATCAACTTCTTCATCTTTCCCTTTCTCTTTTTCATCATCTTTATCTTTATCTTTATCCTCATCTTCTGAAACATCAGAATCAGAATCGGAATCTGAGTCGGAATCAGATTCTGATTCCGACTCAGAACCGGAATCTGTCTCAGCATCGGATTCAGAATCAGATTCGGAATCAACATCTGATTCAGCTTCTTCTTTTACATCTTCTGTTGGCAAATTTTCTTCATCTACCTTTTTAGTTTTTGGCTTTCTTGGCATTTTAATATTGTGTATTAATATTCATTATTTGTATATATTGATTAAATTTCATCTTTTTTAGTATTTACGATAAATAAATAATAGATTCACACTATACATGTTTCGTCATCAAATTCTATACTCGGTTGTAATTTGATAACCGTTTTACATGTTGGACACATATCTCTATGAAATTGTGTAATGTTTTTGTCAATACATTCTGCGTGGAAAAAATGATTACACGGCAATTTTTTCCACGGTTTGTGATTTTCAGTTGAATCATCAAGATATATAACACATGTTTTATTAACGACAACATCTACTAAACTTATACTATTTGATATATTTTTGTATTGCACATTATCAACTTCTACATGTACACGGCGATCATTTCGTCTACTGCTTTGAAAATCCTAGACAAAAATAGACAAACGTTATATACTTGCTTTTTTTTGAAATCATTTAAAGATAAAATAAGTATATCAATTGAATAGTGAAGGTTCAATGATATCCTAAT